TCGTGTCCATTTCGACATTCGTTTCAACCTTTGGCGTGTTGATCTGCTTGATCTTGACCACGTTGTCGGCGGTCATTTGCGCCTCTTTCACTTCGGCGTCGAGTTGATCACTCCAAACTTTATAGTCCAATTCGCGCTGTTGTTTGAGTAATTCAAACTGTTGTTGCATATCGATCATCGCTTTTTGCATCTGCGCCATCTGCTGTTGCTGCTGCGCCTGCGCCTGTTCGCGCTGCGCCAAGGTCTGTTTGGCCTCGGGGCTGGTCGGGTCGATCAGGTACTGTTCGGGGGTGTCGATGTCGCTGGCCCGCAGCCAGTCGGTCATGGCGTTGTACACCTTGGACTTGTCGCACAGGATGCCATCGCCCCCTTGGGCAATGATGTTGGTCTGTTGGCTGATCACCTGCGTCAGCGTGTTGACCTTGGCGGCCTTCTGCGCCGTGGTCATGCCCATGTTGACCGTCAGGTTCTCGCGTTCCGGCCATTGCCCGCTGTCGGTCTCTTGCCACTTGCCGCGGATCTTGGCTTTCACCGGCCCGGCCAGTTGTTCGCGCAACAGCTTGTGCACCCGAGCAAACGCCGGTTTCAACATGGTTTCCACGACGTTCCCGGCAAACCACCCGGCCATCTGTTCGACCTGCGCCAGCTGGCCCGCGGCGGCGGTGGCGCTGGATTTCATGATCTGCGCTTGCAGTTCGTTGACGTCTACGCTCGATCCGACCCGGGCCACCCGGACGTGGTCGAGGTAAGACAAGCCATTCATCGCTTGCGGGCCAATATCGGTGGCCGGGATCGGCACCAGCGCGTCAGGCCGGGTCAGGCGCACCAGCCCGTTGACGCGCCCGTTCGTGAGGTCGGACACGTTGGCCGCGCCTTCGACAAAGCCCATCCGCGACACGTTGGCCGCCGACAGGTTGTCCATGAAGTTGCGCAGAATATGGGTTTTGCCGGTCTGAATCGATTGGAGTAGTTCATACAGGCCCATGCCCTGAATCCGGTGCGGCATGGGGATCGGCGAGCCGGTGACGTAGGGGATCGAATCGGCGGGTTCGTTCTTCAGGATCTTGTTGCCCCCGAGCCAGATGTAGCGGCGCTCCGACTTCAGCCCATCGGTGCTGGATATCATCTGATAGCAGCAGTAAACCTCGCGCAACTGCTGGCTGGTCTGCGCCGGTTGCACGTTGGTGCTGTCCTGATAAATGCCCTCACGCGCCAGCGCCGCGGGCCATTGCGTGTTGTTGGCCAGTGGGATCTGGTCGATGGTTTCCTTGCTGATGCCCATGTCAAACAGCTGGGAATCGCTGTAGGTCTTGCGCTGGCCAACAAAGCGCTGCGCCTGCAAATCACCGCCCCCGGCGCCTTCGCTGAATAGCATGTCTTCAGGCGGCACGCACTCAAAGCTCAGCACCGATTTCGTGGTGGTGCGCTTCACCGTGGTTTTGAGTTTGCTGGCCCGTACCTCGACCTTCTGGTTTTCAGCGGTCGGCAGGTTCAACACGAACAGCTGCACGTCATCGAGGTCAGGCGGATAGGTCTCACTGGTCACCGTGTCCTTGTCTTCAGCGGTGATCTTGAGCCAGCCGTTGGCAATCAACAGCGCGTCGTGTATCCCGTCAAAGATGGTTTTCCAGCCCCCGGCGCTGTCGATGGCATCGCGCACAAAGTCGGTTTCCGCCTGCGCCTGCGGTTCGTCCTCTTCACCGTTGGGCTTGAACTCGATCAGCGTGGTTTTGATGATCGGCGCCAACTGGCCCATGAGCGCGTGCAGCGAATCCGACACGTCGTTGGACGTGATGGCCGAGCGGCCCGCCCCCGGGGGCGGCATGATGCCTTGATAAAACTCAAGCGCGGCGGTGCGCTTGACCGACAAAATAGAGCTGTCATACCCCTGCGCCTGATCAATCTCAAAGCGCACCACCGCCGCCAGTTCATCGTCGCTCAGTCTCATTTATCCGCCCATCCTGCTGTAGTCGATTTCGCCGCCCCCGTATTGCGAGCGCTTAAACAGTTCCTCGACCACGATGCACATCAGGCCGAAGGCGTCGGCGCCATGGCTGGCCCAATCATGTTCAGGCCCCAGCCCGATCAGGCGCTTGTCATCGCGCTTTTCGTGATACCAGCCCAAGGCGTCGATGCCCGGCGCGGTGGTCGCTTCGTTAAACCAGCACTGCGCGAACAGTCTGCGCCCGCTGGCCACCCGCAGCAACGCGGCGCCGCGGCCTTGGTTGGGTATTACCTCGACAGTGTAGCCAGCCCCCCGAAACGCACTTTCATAGCTCACGTCGTAGACCATGTCCTGTTGCTTGCCGTCGTGCGGCAGGTAGATCCGGCTGTTGTTCGGCAGGTACTTGTTCTCGCGCAGCCAGATCAGGTGCGCGGCCAGCGGCTGGCCCTGCACTTCGTAATAGTTGAGTACGCGGATCTCGCGCCCGACCACTTGGCCCGCCCAAATGGTGAAGGCGTCGCTGTTGGCTCCGGTGCCGCCGATGTCGACAAACAGCAGGATCGGCAACAGCGGGTCAGGCGCGACCCGCCCGATACGGTGATTGGCCCGCGCCTCGACCAGCGACAGCGCGTAATAGGCGCCGACCAGCACCCGGGCGTACTCGCCTTCCCAAATATGCGGGTACTGGTCGGGCTCGATGCGCAGGCAGTCGAGGCGCTCTTGCTCCAGTACCGAGTTGAAAAACGGGTTGTCGCGCCAGTTGGCCATCACCACCACGGCGCCGGTCGGCAGGTGTTCACCGCGCAACAGCGCGTCGACCGGGTCTGACTTGCGTCGGGCGTTCCAGCTAAACCACAGCTCCGACCCGGGGGCGCGGATGGTCGGGCGCAACAGTTGCAGGCTGCGGGCGCTCATGGTCTGCGCCTCTTCGGTCCATGCGGTCTTGTAGCCTTCCAACGACTTGATCGACTCCGCGGTGCTGTCCTGCATGCCCATGAAGCTGATGATGCCATCGCCCGGCGTGGCGATGCGGTCGCTGTAGATCCGAAAGCCATCGCGCTCGCGCAGGCCCATTTCATGGATTTTCTGCTCGATCAGGCGCTTGCTCGACTCCGCGAGGGTCTTTTGAATCTCACGGATGCACACGGCCAAATGCCCGCGTTCCATCAGGCAGCGTTCCACCACGCCTTCGCCGAAGTGGTGCGACTTGCCCGAGCCGCGCCCGCCCCACGCGCCCTTGTATCTACTCGGCTCCAGTAGCGGCTGGAACACCCGCGGCGTCTGCCGGTGAATCTTGAGGCGCAGCGACATCGACAATGGTCCTCACAATTTCCACCACCACCGGCTTGTCATCGTCACCGCTCACGGTGATCGACTTCAGGTCCGGCATGTATTTCTTCAGCAAGCCCAACGCGGCGTGCACTTGGCTGTCGGTCATCAGCGGGCTTTTCGGCGGTTTCTTGCCCTCTTCGACCGGCGCCGGTTCGGTGAAGGCGTCGGCCATGACATGTTTCAACAGCCGGTTGTGTATCCGCCCGCCGACGATCAGCGCGGTCTCTCGGGGTGTCCGGGGCTTTTTGCGGGCGCATTGCGGCATGTTTCTCACGGGCTTGTCGGTCATTGCGAACCCCCTCGGGTTGTCATACCACCCGGTCCTCACCGGGTCACAAACCGGATTTAAGCAGGTCTTTGAATAAACGGGCGTTTTAAAACTGTGAAGTATTTTTGGTCAAAGCCTATTTCGTTTCCAAACGATATGCCCTGAAAGGCCCGGAATAGAGCCATCGGTAACGGGCGATTTTACATATAAAATATTATGCGCACTGGAACTGTTACCGCTCTTCCCGAAAGCCCTTAATTGGCACCACCGACAGGCGCACCAGCACCTCACCGTTGGGCGTCGGCACCTTCGACACGCGGTGCACCGGGTAGAAGTGCCAGACCTCACAGCCCAAGGCGTCAGCAAACCCGCAGCGCAGCATCGCGACATGCTCCGACAGGCGCACGGCATTCAGCGCCCGCCGACCGGGCGGAATAAACACAAACTCGACGTCGACAACGTGGCCGGGCGGCACGGTCAGCGTAGGAGCGAGGCGGCGCAGGGTGTCGCGAGCCTGTTGCCGGGCAATCCGGTCAGCTCGGGCGCGTTGGGTCCAGTGCGTGTCAAACGTGCTGTACAGCGTCAGCGACCACGGCAACGGGAACAGGTAGGTGCGGGGATGGTGGGCCATGCCGCAAGCATAGCCCGGGGGTTTCCGGCACCCGGCACCGGGCCAACAGCCGCCCGGCACCGGCTACCGGACGGCTATCGGCGGCAGGCGACCAGCGCCAGCAACATCAGCCGGGTGCGGCGGGGGCAAGTACGGGCGTAGGCCTGAAGCTCAGCCGGGGGGATGGTGTCGAGGCGCAACAGTGGCGTGTCGCGTAACGTGTGATAGGCTTGCGCGTGCATAGAGTCAGATCCTCGGTGCAGTGAGTAGAACGCCCGGTGTTGACGCACCGGGCGTTTTTTAATGCCTGCTGCTTTTGTCCAGCTGGGTCGAATGCAACATCAGCGTGATATGCGGCTTATCCGCGACAAACTTTTGCAGCACCTTCAGCGCGGTTTCAATGGCCACCCGGTCGTTGATGTTCTCGCTGATGGTGTCCAGCGATACGCCAATCACCGTGCTAAACGCCATCAAAAAATCATCGTTATCCGCGCCCCCTGCGCCCATGCGCTTGGACATGCGGTCAAAGGCCTCTTTGATAATCTCGATTACGTCTGATTCTTTCAAAGTCATATCCCTCGGTTCTATTCGTGGCTCTGCCAACGCTGCGCCGCGGCCAGTTGGTGCCGTAGCAGGTTGTTCTCTTGTTCCGCTTTATAGGCCTGCGCCTGATGCAAGCGCTGTAACCAGACATAGTTGCGGTTAATCCGCAGCGCTTGCCACCACCCGGCCAGCGCCAGCACCGCTAAAAACCAGCTCATGCCTCACCGTCCAGCGGCTTGCCGCTCAGCACGAACCACGACGCATACGGCGATGACTTGGTGTTGGTCGGGGTTTTCATCACGCGCAGCGGCACGCCTTGGCGGTAAAACTTAAACGCCTTGAACATCAGCCCGGCCCGCTCGATAGGCCGCAGCTTGGCGTTGTTGGACCGGTCATTGGCCACCCGTTCGCGCAGCGCCAAGATCGGCGAATCGACTTCCAGCCCGGCGCCGGTCTCCAGCTTGCGGAAAAACGCGGCGGCGTGTTCTTCGCTGTCCTTGGCAAACGTGTAATACGCCAGCCCCAGCAACGCCGGGGGAAACATGCGGCGGCAGGCCTTCAGGTGCACCGCGACGTCGACGGCCTTGGCCACCTCGGGGCGCTGCGCCACCGCCAACACCTGATCCACGGTCGGGGCGGTTTCCGGGTGCGCGTGGTACGGGTTGCCGGTCGACTCCAACAGGTAAATCAGCCGGGCAATCGGCGCGGCCTGCGTGTAGTGCGGAACGTGCGACAGCGCCAGCACGTCGCGCGGGTTGCGGCTCTTGCGGTTGAGGTCAATGGTGGTGAAGGTCTCCGGGGGCAAACCCCGCACGACCAGCGTATCGACCGACTTGCCCGACAGCACAATGCCCATGAGCCGGTGTTGCCCATCCAGCAGCTGGCCATCGGTGGCGAAGCGGATCGCGTCACCGTTCACCACCCACTCACCGCGCTTAATAGCATTGGCCAATGACATCGACCGGCGCTTATCCAACGGGCGGTTATGTTTGTTGTTCTCCAACATCTGCGCGGCCAGTAACGGCGATATGGTCTCGACTTCACTTTGCATTAACAGATCCCCTTGCATGAGTTCACTCCCCAGCTATCAAAGTTCGTTGAAAGCGTTTATGCGAATCGGCATGAGCGCGGCTGCGTCGACGCTTGGCAAACTCACGGCGTTCTAAGACATGGATTTCAGAACAGATGCGCTCGCACTTGTCGCGGTTATTACACAACAGCAAAACCCGTTTGAGTTCGGCGATTTTGTCTTGGTTGCTTAGTGCCATAGATCCTCCGGTTAGTGTTATTGGTGTGGCATGAATGTTGAGTTTAGGAATAATGCGGCGCCCTGCTCGGGCGCGCTTGGGGGGTTCCGCTTACGCGGCTACCCCTAGGCCCTCGCGACAAAGCGAGCGCCCATGGTTTCACGTATTACGGTCGCTGGTTAGGCTCTCGCCCGGCTCCGCTCCACACTTACGCTGTCTGACTTCCGGGGCAAATCGTCCGCATCCCCGTCCCTGTTCGGCTCAGACCTGCAACGGCATTTGAGGCAGTCAACCGGGCGCATGGTGTGGTGTTTCGCCCGACCCTGTCGTTGCTCCGTTGCAGACTCTACCGGCCACCGTGAACAGATCCCCTTGATCGGTGGCTATATACTCACACTCCCCCAATACAGCCAATACAGGCTCATCTAGGAATCCAAAGGAGTGCGGCGCAGGTTATTCAGGAGGGCGGGTTGGCGTACAGGCAGGATGCCTGTAGAATGCGCGTACCGTCTCAATGCCCCGTTTAAAGCATCCTGAGACTGCGGAACCGGGACCCTTGCAGGGGTTGCCGGTTCAGAACACTAAGCCCCGACCTCATAAGTCGGGGCTTTTTTATTTCCAATGGGTCGCAGAGTAGATAGGGTCCGACCGTTGGTCAACTGGTCGCCGTGAGTTCGGCCTGTTGCCGCGCCTCACTGATCACCCTGTAAGCCGCGTGAAACAAGGCCTTGCGGCACACTTCAAGCTCTTGATTGCGCGTGAAATTTTTTGGGAATTCCTTCCACAACAGCATGCGCCCCTCAGCGGATCGCACAAACACGCCGTACTCGGTCACTTCCAACATGAGCCGATAGTGAATCTGTAGACGCAATGCCGACGCATCATGCGTCAGCGGATCAAAGAGACGTTCGTCGCCGTGGCCGTCGATATAGACCGGCGCCGCCCACGCGTTGAACCCCAAGTGCATGTCGCTGGCCACGTCGTACAGCGCCTTCAGCTGGTCTTTGCTCAGGTCCATCATTTGCCCCCCTCATTGGCCGGTTTGATGCCGTACATCTTCTCGATGGCCGCGGCCATCAGGTACGCAGTCAACGACAGGCTCGCTTTCTGCGCGGCCTGCTCGACGGCTGTCTTGAACTCGGGTGTCACTCTCAAGTCGATCTTGGCGGTTTTCATGCTGCTGCACCTCAATTGTCTGCGGCGCCATTCTAACCCTTGTCATGACAACGGTGCAAGACGTTAACGACAGACAAATGCACAACAGCGCCGCCCTCATTGGACGGCATTCTTGACGGTTTTGATGATCCCACCACCGGGCACAAAATCCAGTCCCTTGTCGATCAGCGCATCCATCAGGCGCGGCGCCGTGCCGCTGTCGGGCACGCGTTTTTTGGTCAGCGTGACCATGGTATTCATGAAGCGGCCAATCGGGTCTGTACCACGCCGCGCCTTGCTCTGCGGCGCCTTCCATTTGCTGTAAAAGCTGACCGGGTTGATCTGCCCATCGGCGTTGCGCGTGCCCGCTTGATTGAGCGTCGAGGCGATGGCGTACTGGCGCCGCAGCACGTCCAGTTCGGCGCGTGTCGCGTCGGGCAGGCTCGATTCCATCAGGTCGGTCATGGTGTCCATGAGCGCCGACGCGTCCGAGACTTTGCCAATGCTGCCTTGACGGGTCCCGGCCTCGATCATCCGGCCAATCTTGGTGCGCATTTCCGCCCAATCATCGCCGGTCAACAGCCCGCCGTTGTTCTGCGCCTTCTGCTCGATTTCGGTGATAAACCCGTCCAGCTGGCCACGGTGCGAACCCGTGGTTTCTCGCAGGATATCCACGAACTCATCACGCACGTTCTGCGTCAGCGGCATGGCGCCCATCTGCGTGGCGATATCGTCCAGTTGTGTCCCGACATTCTGGATGGTGTCGGCCAACATTGGGTCAGTCAGGTTCACCCCCTCGGGCAAGCCCAGCTCGCGGGTAATGAAGTTGGTTGCGGCTTGCTGCTGCTGGTAGTCCAACAGGCGCCGGGCGTCCGCCTGCGGCGACGTCTGGCTCATCAGCAACTGTTCACGACGTAGCTCTGCATGCGCGTCATAGGCTTCGCGGGTCCCGGCGCGGGCGGTCAACAGCTTGGCTTGGCCGGGCGATATATCAATGCCGAGTTCGTACAGCTCACGCGGCCCCATGGTGCCCTCAAGAGCGCGCAGCGCGCCCGGGGCGCTGGCGGCGTCGGCGTCGGCCATGCGCTCAGTCACCCGCTCAGCCATGCGCGGCGCCGTGTTGGGCGGCGTGCCGGGCGGGACGTTGGGCGGGTTGGTACTCGGGGATGGTGCGCCAGTCGGTGCAGCTCCAGCGGTCGAGGGCGTTGCGCCATCCGCTGCACCTTCCCCGGTAGGCATCGGGGCACGTTCGCCGGGGCGCAAGCCTCCGGGGTTGAACGTGGCAGGCTCTGGCGCCGCCTGCTGGCCTAAGCCTAGTTTATCGGCCAGCCATGCGCGAGGGCGGGCGGTGGCGTCATAGCCTGCGCGAGCGACCCCCGGCGCCAGCTGCCCAGCGGCCCCCAGCGCCCCGCCAATCAATGCCCCTTGTACGGGCGCCTCGGGCGTCGTCGCCGCCCCCAACAGCGCCTCAGTGCCCGCCACGACGCCAGTGCCGAGCAAGCCCGCAGGCGCCGCAGCGGCGGCGCCCAAACCAATGGCCGCTTGCGGTACACCCTGCGCCACCGCACTGGTCACAGGGTTAGCCAGGTTAAGCGCGTCGGACCTGGCTCGCCCCTGTTGGTTTTCCTCTTGCCAATACGGGTTGTCGCTCAGCAACGACGCGGCGCCGGTCAACACGTTCTCGGTGCCCTGCGCCACGGCTTGGCCTGCGCCTTCCAGCGTGCCTTGGCCCTGCTGATAGGCCAGCGCCTGCGCCTCGGTGACCGGGGTCAGGTTGCCGCCGCCCTGATCGACAAACAGTTGCCCGCTTTCGTCCTGTACGACCTTGCCCATGTTATCGACTCCGCTCTACAGGGTGCCAAATGGTGCCGCCCGGCCCGTTCCAGTCGATCAACTTGCCCTGCGGCTTGGCGCCGCGGCCTTCGCTCATGGCCCGGCTCGCCGGACTCGCGCCCACGGTCAGCGGCTTGGCCTGTAGCCCGTAATTGCGGTAGGTCTGTTCGCGCTTGTCCTGCACGGTTTTGGTCACGGTGCGCAGCACGTTCATGTCGCTGTCGGTCAGAATGTAGTCGTCGGGCTGTTTGATCAGGTCGGCCAGCTGTTCGGCCTCTTTGCCCTGCAACACCCCGGTGTTCAGGATTTTCATGTACGCCGGTTTGACCGTCGACTGCCATTGACTGTTGTAGGCCGCGGCGGCGCCCGTGCCGAGTCCGGTTTTCGGGCGGTTCTCGGCCCAATCCAACACGTCGATGGCGCCTTGCGCGTACTGATCCATAGACCCCAAGGCGTCGTTGGCTTCGACCTGTTCGTTGGGCTTGAGCTTGTCGAACAGCACCGGGCTGGCGGTCTGGCGGTTCTTGCTGTTCTGCTCGATCAACCGGGCGTTGGTCAGGTCACGGCTGGCCTGACTGCTGGCCGCACTGGCGTAGCTGCTGGCCACACTGGCATCCGTGCCGCGGTTTTTGCGCGCCAGATCCTCTTGCGCCAACTGATAGTTGAGGCTGGCCATCTTGCGTTGGCGGTCTTCGGCCATCGCCTGCGCCGCGGTCATGTTGTTGACTTGCCAGTCTTGGCCCTGCATCTGCCGTTGCATCGCCCCGGATTGCGCGTTGAGGTCGCCCAGCTGCTGCGCCGCCAGTTGCTGATAGGCCGGAAGCTGCGCGGCCTTGAGCCAGAATTGCTGATCCGGGGCGCGGTCGGCCAACAGCGACATGCCCGGTTGCACCGGCCCCTGTTGTTCCAGCCCGCCCAACAGCCCTTGGAACTGTTGCGTTTGGTCCTGCTGATCCTTGCGGGCGTAGTACGACTTCGGCCCGGTCAACATGAAGCGCACAAATTCGTTGTCGAGTAGTCCGGCCATGGCTTCAGCTCCACCCCGCGTTCGCGTTCCAGCCCGAGCCACTTCCCGAGCCGGTGCCCGTGCTGGTGCCCTTCGTCCAGCCGCCCAAATCCTGCATGATTGGCGAACCCAACAGGCCTTGGTACATCTGCAATTGCGCCCACGGCATTTGCTGGCCGTAGTTGCCCAAGTTCATGTCGTTTTGACTGATCGCCAGCCGCCCCGCGGCGATGTTGCCAAAGCCGCTGGCCTGATCACCAAAACCGCTGGCCACCGTGCCCAAGCCCTGCGCCGCGGCCAATGCGCGGTTCTGTTGGTTGTTGTACAGATTGGCGTTGAAGTCGCCAATGCTCTGCATCGCCCGTTGACTGCCGAGCGCCGCGCCGATCTGTTGCCGACTGCCACCCAAGCCCCCGGCCACCGCCGCGTCACCGCGCAGGCCGGGCATGAACTGCTCATTGAACTGTTGGCCCATCTGCGTGGCGTAGGCTTGCGACAGCGGGTCGGTGGTGGTCGGATTGAGGAACCCGCGCAGCGCGTCGGACGCGTAGCCGAGGTTCGTGCCCATCTGGTTGTTGGCCACTTCGGCGTTGAACAGGCGCGCCGAGGCGTTTTGGTTCTCACCGCTGGCCATGTCGCCCCAAAACGCGCCCGCGCCCTGCCCGTTTTGGTTCCAGTAGTCGAAATTGTTGTGCGCTCGACTGTAGAAGTCGGCCAGATATGGCGCCTGCGGCCCCCATATGTCCGACCCGAGGTTCAAACTCTCGTTGGTGCTGGTGCTGCTGCTGCTGGATTTCTGTTTGTTCGACCCGCCGCCAATGCTCATGGCTCCACCTCCAAAGGGATTTCGCAGCGCAGCAACAGCCCGCCGACGTGCACAAACCCGAGCGGCGCCAACACCCGTTGCCAGCCGCGTCGACCGCCCCCGGTGACGTAGCGCAGGCCGAGAAATTTCGCCGTGCGCTTGAGCCATGCGAAAAACTCGACGGTCCAGCCCGGCTCGAACTGGCCGCCGATGCTCACCACGTACAGGTTATCGCCGATTACCCGAATCACCACCGCGGCTTGGAAGTGGTCGATGATCAACAGCCGCCAGCTGTCGTCGGTGGCGCATTCGTCGCGGATCTGTTCGGCGCTGAAGTCGGCAAACGGGCGGTTCTGGCTGGCCTCAATAAACGGCGCCACGGTCGGCCAGAAAAACCGTACTTGGTGCGGCTCGATCACGTTGATCTGCATGGCGCTCACACTTGCTTGATCTGGCCCAGCGCTTCCGCGATGCGCCGGAATTCGTCCCACGTCGCCCGCACCACTTCCGGCGTCGGCGTGCCGGTGACCGGGGGCGGCGCCGGAACGTAGGGGATCGGTTTGGTCAGGTCTTTCGGGGGTCTGGCCATGCTCTACACCTCGCCTTGATCCACGGTTTTGATCGCGTAGCGGTATAGCCGCCACGGGCTGTTGGTCGTGCCCTCGATCCGCACCGACAGCAAACGACCCTCGACGATGTCGGTGACGTGCACGTCTTGCCCGATCACAAAGTCTTGCGGGTCACCCCATACGATCGATTGATTGAAATAGGTCTGCCCGCCCAACGTGAAGGTCAGCACGTCGCCAAGCTCGCCCTCGATCCGCGGCGTCACCGCGGTGATGACCTTGTGTTTACTGAAGTCGCCGACCGGCGCGCCAAGGCGCTCAATGTAGGCATGCACCGGGGCGCCGTCCGCGGTGCCGATCACGTCGACGTTGTACAAGTGCGCCCGCACCGCGTCGACCATTAACAGGCTGTCTTGGGTCGGGTCAAACGACTGCTGGTCCCAAAACGTGACGTCGGTTTCCCATGCGTTGCCGTCGGCGTTCCAACTGGAATTGACGCCGATGTTGCCGACGATGCCATGCGCCAGCGATGCCACGTTGGGCAGGCTGCGCACGCCGACGTCGCCCGTGGTGACATCGATCACGTAGGCCTTGTTCAACCATTGGTTGCCCTGCTCGGGGATCGCCACCCACACTTGCTTGTTCAGAATGCGTGCCTCGACACAGCACAAGCGGCGGCGGTTCGGGTCGATGCTCTGAATCAGTTTTTTCTGCACCTTGAGGTTGACCACGGACAGGTAGTTTTGCCCGTCGTGGCGCACTACGTCGTTGCCGGTCAACAGCCAGTGCAGGCCGTTGGCCTCGACCACACAGTTCAACGCCTGAATGCCGGTCGTGAGGAACAACAGCCGCGTGGTGAATATGTAGGTCCCGGCGACGTACTGCATGACGTAGGTCGACGACTCTTTGTAAACGATGAACGTGTCGCGCAGCGCCAGCCCGTCGATGATCACCCCGGGCGTGTCGCTCAGCACCGAATCGCCCGCGTCGTTGTTCGCGCTGGGGATCCACTCTTGCGGAATGGCCCCGGCCTGCGCCGCCGCCGACCACCACACTTGGTTTTGGTAGTTCAACGCGCCGTCGGTGATGTTGAGCGCAAACAAATGGTACTTGGTCGCCCTGATCGCCTTGCAGCGCGCCGTCGACGGCCAGCCCGGCAACGCCACGGCGAGCGAGCCGGTGTTGAGGTTCCAGTACATCGGCACGTTGTGCGTGTTGTTGAAGCACGGAATGCCGTTCAACAGGCAACACGACCACTCGCCCGCGGTGGTGGTCAGCAAGCCCCCCGCGGGCGTGATGTTGTAGTGCGTCGTTCCGTTGGTCACGTAGACGTGGTTCGGGTAGAACACCAGCCAATACGACTCGGCCCCGATCACCACGTTGAAGGCGTACAGCGGCGACGCCTGCGGCAACGGGTCGGCAAACCGCAGGTAACCACCGACCCGCTCGGTGATGCCGTCACGGAATATCATGTTGGCCCCACCGGTCCAGTGCGCGGGGTCGACCTCTTCGGGCGGCAGATCCAAGACAATGCCTTGGTGCTGCACCGGTATCGGCTTGGCCTGTCTCATTAGCTCAGCTCCGCCCACGTCCAGCCACCCGCCATGGCCGCGGTGACGTTGACCGCGTACAACGCGCCGGGCGGTATGGTGCCCGACACGGTGACCGTGGTCAGGTTGTTGGGGGTCGTGGCGGCACTGACAATGATGCCCTCGACAAACAGCTGCATGAGCGAGCCACCGGACGCGGCGTTGGCCGACACGGCGATGTTGATCGGGCGCGTCAGCGTGTTGGTAAAGTTGCTATTGAAGGCCCGCGAGGCGCTGACGTTCTTCCACGTCTGGCCGATGCCCGGGGGCGACACGGGGAACCACGCCGACAGCGTGCCGTAGTTGCGCCGATACCAGACGACCCCGGTGTTCAAACAAAAGCAGACCTGAATCGCCGCGTTGCCGTCAAAACTCAGGTGCAGGATGGTATCGCCCTCGACCGAGCCGGGCGGAAACGTGCCGGTGGTGCCGACCATGCGCCCGAACACCGCGTGGTGGGGCAAGATCGTGTCGATGTTGAACACGCCGACCATGGACGCCGTGCCGCCGCCAAAGCGGTTCAACATGTCCTCGGTCAATATGATCGCCTTGCCCTGCGTCATGCCGCTGAATTGCCCCTTCAGCACCGCTTTGATCATCCGCAGATGGTCATCGCCCTGACTCTTGGGGTCGGTGCCCTCGGGGTTGCTGCTCACCAGATCCTTGATCCAACTGGCCGCTTCTAAACTCATGGCGCAGGCACCTCGGGCGTGATCGCCAGCGGTTCGGTGCCCGCTCGCGTGGTGTGGTATCCGTTGGCCTGCCCTTCCCACTTGTTCTGGAAATAGGCGGCGGTTTCGTACTCGGCAATAAACTCGTACAGCGCCTGTAACGCCGGGTAGAAGTACAGCAAGTAGTCGTTGGTCAACACGTCGTTGGTGTCGTCGGGCGCGGCCAGCGGTTGCAGGTCCAGCCCCAAGCGCATGTTGATGCGCGAGCGCGCATCCTCGATAAACCCGGGCACGCGGGCGGTCATGTCCTTGCGGTGCGATTGGTCGATGATCTTGGCTTGCAGCTGTTGGTAGTTCATGAGACAGGCACCCCCGCCGAACGCGACGACGCACCGGAACCGGTCGAACTCACGGCGCGCTCGATCACCGTGATGGTTTTGCCGACGTCCGCCGCGACGACGGTATAGGTCGGCCCGGAAAACTGCACCATCTGGCCGTCCGCTTCCCACTGGTAATTGATCGAGGCAAAGCCCAGCCATGTCCCGGGGACGTAGGTCAGCACGGCGCCGACAATGGCAGGCCCGGACGGTGTGATACGCGGCGCCACCGTCACCAATGGCCGGGCGTAGACCTTGGCGGCAAAGCTCAGCGGCTGGCCGGGCTTGTCCTGCACCCGCCCGACCACGTTGCGCCCGAAGTAGATTCTGTTCATGTTCCCACCTGCACCTTGAACGGCTTGCTTGCGGGGTGCTGAATGAACTTGGCCCACTCGGCCTTGTACACGGCTGGGTCAGTCGCCCCCAGCGTGTCCGGGTTCATCTGCTCCAAATAGGCCATTTCGCGGTCACTCAGGTGCAGGCACCAGCGCATGGTGCCCGACCCGAGGTCGCGGATGTCCAGCTTGCTCAGCTGCGCCCTAGTTGCCGCCGCCCTCATGTCGACCCACGTCCGATATCTCGACATGATCAAATCCTTTTAGGAGTTTGAGCGTTTCCGCCGACAGGTCGATTTCCACCTGTTCGCCGGGCTGCAACGTGATGCCGAGCGGGTACATGGTTTCCCCGCCCGGCACGCCCACCGCTGAATCGCTGACATTGGTCACCAGCTTGGTTTTTATGCTCATGCGACCACCGCCAGCGCTTCGTCAATGGCGTAGATCGCGCCTTGGCTTTTCTCGTTCAGCACCAGAAACGACCACTCGCCCGACATCATTTTCTTGTCGGACAGCCCGGTTTTCGCCAGCGGTTCGGCCTGATAGCCGCGCAGGAACGACTGGCGCAGGTGCGCCGGGTCGATCATGTACATGGTCGAGGTCGCGGCGGCGTCGACCTGTTGCAGACGGTTGTCGCGCATCTGCACGGTCTGGCCGAAGTCGGTGACAAAGACGTTCACCGAACCATACGCGGTCAGGCTCGACGGGCTGTTCTGCGTCTGGTTGGCCTGCATGTTGGCCACCCGCGCCGTGGCGGTGAACAGGTATTCACTCAGCTTGCGAATCACCACCGGACGCGCCATCAGCGCCGTGGTGTTGCCGCCGTTCGTGTAGATGCTTTGCAGCACGTCGCGAATGGTGGTTTCACTCAAGGCGCGCTTGGTGCCCGGGGTCGGGGCGACAAACAGCCCGGTGGTGGTGTTGAAGCCACCGGCCACGCCGGTCGCGCCCAAGCTGATGTTGGTCTTCAGCTGCGCGCCAAAGCCCGCCGACTTGCCCGCAATGGTCGCACCGTCACCGGCCACACTGGCTTGGTGGGTCAACATGGTGGCCTCGACGTCGCGGCGCAGCTCGCGTTGACGCTTGATGACTTGGCTGCCCATGGTGGCGATGTTGCCGATGGAATCCGCCGCCTGTACCGAGTGCGACAGCTTCACCTCTTTGACGCTGATCTGCGTGTAGTTGGCCAGACGGGCGCCGAGTTTGCTGTTGTCCTGATCGATGTCGGCACCGTCGACCACGGCGTTGGTGGTGATCGGGTCGGACAGCGCGTCTTCGGTCCACTCGGCCTTGCGGTTGGTGTGCTTGCCCTTGCTGATCATGTCGGTCAGCGGCAACGGGATCGAGGAAATATCCCAAATTTGCTGCATCACCGATTCATTGATCACCCCGCCGACCAATACGGCACTGGCATCGGCGTGGTCTGTGTTGGTGCTGGACATGTTCTAACCCCTGAGAAGGAGGTCGACCGCGGCGGTCTGGTCGGCAATGTTGCCGGTCTGTTTGGCGCGGTTGACGGCGTTGCTGAGTTCCGTGGCCTTGCCGTTCTGGTTTTGCTGAATGGCTTTCGGCTCGGGTGTCTTGACTTGCTTAAGCCCGGCGCGGGCGGTCTTGATCTGCGTTTTCAACCGGCTGAAGTCGCGCAGCATCTTGACCACCTTGTGATTGCTCACCGTGGTCAGGTCGACGCCGTACTCTTTGCCAAGGTCAAAGATGGCCAAACGGTCCTTTTGGAACACCGCTTGATCCTTCCACTCGGGGATCGCTTGCATCATCAGCCCGTTCTCACGTTGCAGGTGCTGCAATTGCTGATTGGCAATATGCTGCCTGTCCTCGGGGGTCAGGTTCAGATACTGCGCAAACCGCTGCAATTCCTCGGTGTCAGCCATCACTTTGTTTTCGCGCTCGATCATTTCGACCTCACGCGCCGCACTGGCCTGATAGTGGTCTTTCAGCTCGCCCACGGTCAGGGTTTCACCGTCCGCAATGGGAACGGCCAATGCGTAGTCCACGCCGGACTCGGTTTCGTTCTGCGCATCCGGGGCGGGGGGCGTCTCCGCTTCGCCTTCGGTGCCTGCTGGTGCTTCGCTTGCCGCTGCTGCGTCTCCGCCCGGCGCGGCTGCCGGTGCCTTCTCAGGCGTAACCGTTTTACCAGAAAGCAGCGCTTCCACCGCCGCTTCCTGTTCTGCATCTGAGAGCCGTGGTGCAGGCTGCACGGGCGCAGCGGCAACGGCTGGGGCTTCACTGGTCGAAATGTTGGTTGTCGTATCGGACATTTAAGCGCTCCCGTACTTTCTCAAGCACGTCAAGTTGGCTAAGCAGGGTCTCCCTGCTGGGGGATGGCATGCGCCCGGCGGCGTTCTGGTATGGGTTCGTCGCCTCATTACGACGGATTGCGTCGATGATCCCGGCGTCAACGTCGTCAATCGCGTCGTTGAGCAAAGCCCGGATTTCTTCAATCTCGCTTCGTGTCCATTTCGACATTCGTTTCAACCTTTGGCGTGTTGATCTGCTTGATCTTGACCACGTTGTCGGCGGTCATTTGCGCCTCTTTCACTTCGGCGTCGAGTTGATCACTCCAAACTTTATAGTC